GATAGGGAGCTTTATGGACCGCTTCACGTCGCGCCGCAACTGCTGTATGAGGCGCGTGTTCTTGTCGAGGTCATCGTCGAGCGTAGCAGCCGCAAGGTCGCCGTTATCCTGGTAGTCCGTCGCGCGGCTGTAAGACACCTCGCTCGAGATGGTCACGACGGCCAAACTGTCCGGGGCCGTCACGAAAGTCACGTTTCCGCCGCCGTCCGCGCCTACGCCGGAAACGGTGTAATCCGTGGTGAGGACTTTCGTCACTCCGTCTATGGTGATTTTCAAGTCCGTATTTGCAAATATCTTAAAGCTGTAAGCAAAGACGGTAGTCACCCCGTTGCCCGTGTAGCTGTTTACCAATACCTGGTCTGTCAACGGCATATCATGCCCTCCTTAAAGTTCAACCTGTACTTCGTGCGTGCCCTGCCCCGGCCTCCAGTCCCTGAATGGAACGGGGTCGGCGGCTTTCACAACCTTGCCTATCTTTACCGGCATATTCAGGATGCAGCCGGAGCCAGCGTCCAGAAGGTCATCTGGCTGGTCCGCCTTTATCGGCTGCCAGTCCCTCATCTGCTCATACAGGCCGCTTTCGAGTATCGCCCGTCGCGCGTGAAGAAAACGGCCCGAAAGCGGCGTTTCGAAAGCCGAAAGAATTCTGTCGGCCTTTTTTGTCTTCTCTACCTCTTCGGTTACGCCGCACTGTATACCGTGCTCCCTGAACTCCTTGCGGAGTATCGCCGGGAGAAAACCGCCTATGCCGCTTGTCTTTATAGAGATGCCCGGTATCTGGTATTCGACCACGCGCTCCCGAATCTTCCTTATCTGCGCGTATACGTCGCCCTTCAGTACATCGAGAATGTGCCAGTAAAGGTGCCCCGGCTTGTCCGCGAACATGACAGAAAAAGCGCTGTCGTCGCTGTCCTCCTTGCCAAGCGAACAATCCCAACACGCCCGGCAGTTCTCGATGGGTTTTTCTTCCAGACTCATGGCAACTGTCCCATTCGCCTGCCTTATCTCGAGATCCGCATCGTAAAGCACAAGATGGTCAGGATTGAGCCTTATGTCGTGGATGGGCTTCGCCTGGAGAAGGTACTGGCTGTCCCATTCGTTCTGCGTCTTGCACTCGTGACGCCTGAAGGCTATCTCTTCCCTGGTGAACCTCTTGGGCCATACGTTGCCGGCGTACAGGTCGACGATAGCACCCTCTGGCGGGGCCTCTTTGAGGGTCACAGCCCCTTTCTTGAGTTCGTATGCGCTTTCATCGAGAACATCGCGCCCGACCATGACATAGAGGTCATCATGACCATCCACGGGGAAGCTGAAGGAGAATGTGCGGGTCTTCCCGTCCACCCTGTCGCCCTCGTAGCGGGTGTTATGCTTAAAAAGTCTGATGGTCAGCTCTTCGTACCCGTCCTTGATTTTCTCGTCGTAGATGCTGTCATGGGTATGCGGCGTCCCGATGTAGAGAATCTTCCCGCCCGGCACGATGATATGCGTCTCTTCGCCGAGCCTTTGCCGCAAGGTCTGCCGTGCGTCAGGGGTCTTGATGTTCTTCGGGACTTCGGTGTCGTCGTTGCATATCTCATCGGCCCTGGAGCCCGTGGCGTTCGACAGGATTCCATAAGCAGTAACGCTCGCGTTTCTCGCGTCGGGGTTGCCGACCACGTTGAACTTTTCAACTCCGAGCTTCCCTTTCGTCATGCCCTTGCAGAGCGGATGGCGCATAAGGACGTTTTTCGTGTCAGAAGAAAGCTTTATGGCCGTGTCGTCCTCCGAGCCCCGGTCAATGAAGCGCGTGGCCGGGTCCTCTCTGAGCCTCCACGCCTGATAGAGAGCGAAAAGGGTAGACTTCGCCGCGCCCCTGAATACCCTCAAAACGGCCCTTCTGCCCCTATTTTCGAGGAAGTCGCAGACCTCGTAATGGAAGTCCGGCGCGTCCCATCCCTGCATCTCAGCCCATATCTGAAAAAAGGCCGGGAAGGATATGTGTTTGCGCGTCTTCATCTGCCCCCTGCCGCTTCGTTAAAGGAAGGGCCCTCTGTCGGCAAAACATCTTCAGGATTCCACCAAAAGCTCTGGTCGTTCTCTTTCTCCACTCTTTTCCTCATGCGCCGGAGATAGCCTGGGTTCGCTGCCTCCTGAAGCTGGTTGAAAATGAGATGGTCAACGGCGGCCCTGGCATACCAGAGGTTCAGGAAAGGCGTATTGTCCTTAATACCTTTAATAAATTCGGCCCCGAAGTCCGTCTCTTCGCCCTTTGATAGCTGCCTGAGGTTCCCGGCGGTAAGCTTTATCGTGTCCTCGATTGTCGAGGCCACAGGACCGCCGAAAGTGGCCCATGCCCCGGCGCCGAACCTGTTGTAGTCCTCGAAAAGGAAATCCCCGAATATACCGAGCCCCCCGGACTGAGCCGCAGCCGAGCCCCAGAAGGAAGGGTCGAAGATGTCGCGAGGGTTGCGCCCTTTCGATATCTCCTTGAGCTCGTAGGATACGCCGCCGAGGATAACCATTGAGAGCGCGAACTGCGCCGCTATTCCCGCGCCCCTCGCAGTCTTGAGACTCTGCCGGTTGAATATGCGCGGCAGGACCTTTGTCGTCATAGTCAAGGTGAAGGTCTTGAAGAGGGCGACGGAGCGCATAAACTCGCCGGAAAGGGAGCCGGGTTTCGTGCCGCTCTTGAGCATGGCCCTTTCCCTGAGGCCAGGCGTTACAACGGCGGTGTCGGCTTCCTCTGTCATCATCATGACAACCTTCAGCGCGGTCTCGCGTATCTCCGGGGTATCTCCGAGGAGCTTTACCGCGGTTGGCGTCAAGACCTTCTCGCCATAGATGTCCACGGCCTCGACCTGCTTTAAAATCTCAAGCTCCTTCGCGCCTATCCCGTAGCGGTCGAGCATGGCCTGAAACTCCGGGCCCTGCTTCCTGCCCGTCACGAAGTCGTTAAGGTGAGCGCCTACAAGGGTCTGGTATGCCCTCTTCATGCCGTTCGTCCACCATTCGCCGCCCGAGAGTTTTATCGTGGCAGAGGCAAAGCGGCTGGCAAGAGAGACGCCCTTGACCGTCTCGCCGTACCTCTGCGCCACATCGTTGATGATGGACTGCGCCAGTATGCCTTGCCTCCTGGCGAGTGCCTGGTCTGCCTTGTTCGCCGGGTTCAGGGACTTCGCCATGAGCTTTATCGCGTCCCCCATGCCGAGGCCATCCGTCCTCGCTATGGCAGCATAGGTCGCTATGTCGTTGAGCTGTGAAAGGAGCATCCCGCCGAGCTTCGCCGCCACAAGCCATTGTCTGAGCCCAAGCATGGCACTTGCTACAAGCTCGTTTGCCGGGATATTGTTCTCGCCGGTCAGCTCCGCGAAATAGTTTTTAGCCATCTCAGAGCCTTTGTTGCTCTGGTCGAGGTGCATGGCAAGGGCAAGGGCAGTATCAAACCCGGCCTTTGGGTTCGGCCCGTAGGTCTCCAGAATGGCCATGTCCCGCGCATCTTTTCTTATGGTCGAGGTCATCAGGGTAAGGATGTCCTTTTCCCCGTACTTCTCGGCCATTGCGTACCAGCCTTCGGCGTCCTTAAAATGAATCTCCCTGTGCGCCCCGAGCCTCTTGGCAAGGCTCCCGCGCCCCTGCGGGCCTGAAGGCGGCTCATTCAGGCCGTCCGTGGTGATAGTCTCCCATGCGTACCCGAGGGCTTCCCTCAGTTCCTGCTCGTCCATCTGCCGCCCCGTGGCCTCATCCCAATAGCGGGAGCGGTCTATGTGCTTCATGGCATCCTCGACCCACGCCATCTTTCCGGCCTTCTTCATGCCCGGAACGCCCCACGCCTGCGGCATTATCCAGTTCCTGAGCTTGCCTATGTCGGCCCCTGCCGCGTTCTTTCTCTCTCGGGCCGCTTCCCTGCCCTTTGTCCAGGCTTCCGCAAGAGCTTTGGCGTTGGCGTCCCCGGTCGAGCCTGGGCGGTCAATCTCCTTGACCACATTCAGCGCGTCCTGCCGGGTTATCTTGTAGCCGAGCTTTCCGGCGTAGGCGTCTATGGCCTCGGTCATGTCGGCCATGTCGAGCGCGAGTATCGCTTCTTTCCTCTGTTCCACGCCGAAAGCAACCTCGTTCAAGGCCTTTATGTGGGTCTTTTCATCCGTGATGGTTATTCGCTCTGCAATGGCGTTGTTTCTCACGACCTGGAGCATCCTGCGCCTCAACGCCTGTTGTTTCTCATTCACCATGTCCTCGAAGGCTATACGCGCATACTCGGTCAGTCTGTCCTCAGGGGAAAGAGTGCGGAGCTTATCGCGAAGGGCCTGTCCTCTGGCAGCCTCCTCCTTCTTCGGGGCCAAGTCTTTCAGAAAACCTTCCGGGCTGGAAAGGGACTTCTCGTAGCGAAGTTCCGCCTTCTTGATATTCCTGAACATCTCACCGGCTTCGCGCTCGGTGAAGTCCATACCCATCTTCGCGGCCTTCTCGACGATCTCGTTTATACACTTCCTGCTCATGTCAGCCCCTTCTCAGGCAGTTGGCGGCCATATTGAAAAGCTCCTCTGCGCCAAAGGCCTTCTCGACCTCGGCCCTGGCATTGTCGATATATTCCCTCGCGCTCTGTATGACCTGGTTTCCCACCTCGTCGACCCCGGCAAAGATGGTCATGTCGGGGTTGTCCATCAACACCTGCTCTGTCTCGGCCGTGTAGCGGGCGAACTCTTCATCAAGCTGTGCCTCGAATTGGGCCTCTTTATCGCCTGCCGCAAACACGGCCTTTCCGGTCTTATTCGTCCTCGCGTCCACATCCTCGCGCAAGGCGTCAAGGAGCGCGGCAGGGGTAGGGCGCTCATCGAAGTAACCCGCCTCCCATGCCGTTTCACTGAGCGCGTCGAGGGTCTTTCCGGCCTTGTTGTTTATGAGGTTGTACCCGGCCTTTATGCTGAACCTGTCCCGTACTTCACCCTTCATATACTCGTCCGCAGAGGATATGCCGCCCTGTGAACGGACAAAATCGGCAAGGGTCGCCGGTTTGTCCGTCTTTTTCTTCCCCGCCTGACGCTCCACGGAAGAGCTACCCCTTGTTTTCGGCTCAACGGGTACATCGGGCAGGGCTCCGGCTTCAGGGGCCTCCACGGGCTTTATAGGCGCAAGGCCCAACCCTTCCACTTCGGCCTCGACGGCCTTCACTTCGGCGACGGCTATCTCGCGGAGAGCGGTTACTTCGGACTCGACCGTTTCCAGTTTTGATGCTGTAACCGTTTCCAGTTTTGATGTTGCAACCTCTGATATATCAACGAGTTTGCCCTCTGTAAGGTCATTCACAGCCTTGTTGAAGGCCATTAAATGGCCCCCGGTGAACTCAGGGGCAAAGGGGCTGCTCTTCGCGGTCTTCTGCGCAAGGGCGGCCGTGTCTATCGCGTCCTCAAACTGCTTCGGCATGGCTTCACGGGCCTTGCCGTAGTGGGCCATCCCCCCGAATATCCCCCCGAGCACGAGGTCAAGAGTCCTGTTCACGGGGTCGAAGGGATTGAACATCTCGGCCTGCTTCTCGTAGCCCTGAGACTCGAGAGCCAGCTTCGAGGCCCCTTCCTGTAAAAATCCCGTGACAGGGTTTAAACCGATAAGCGCGAGGGTCTGCGCCAGAGTCTTCCCGGCCCCAGGCAGCGCAATCATGGCCCATGTGGTAACACCCTGGAGAACTCCCAAGCCGGTCGCGGTCGTCGCGTCAACTCCGGCTTCCACGAGGTCGGCAGAGGTGTTGAGGGTCGAAGAACCCAGGAGGGCAGGCACCGCGCCGGGGCCGAGCATCAATGAAGGGGCAAGGCTTGTAATCCCGCCTAAGAGCCTGCCGGCCCCCGAAACCGTCTCAGGGTCTGGCGTCCAGAAGTCACGGGCAGGCTTTATGTAGTCATCGTAGAACTTGAAAACCCTGTCTGAGGCGTGTTCAGGTAAGGCCCCGCCCTCGAACATTCCCACGGCCCCGCCAGTGGCAAGTGTAGCAGCAGAGGCGATATCGGCAGCACCGCGCATGAAGCCCATGCCAGCGGCCTTCAGAAGCCCCGTGTCCTGTTTTATCGGGCCTTCACTCGGCAGCTCGTACACCGAACCATCCGTATAGTCGTTGAAGAAGTTGATCATCGCGCCTTTATCGTGAACTGAAGGGGCTTGCCGTCCTTCTTAAGCATGGTCGCCCCGTTGACTATCACCCTGTAAACGCCATCCCCAGCAAGGTAGAACTGACCCTGCTTTTTTATGGCAAGGGCCGCCGCTTCTTCAGGCATACCCGTAACGCCGCCTACGGCCTTTATGTACCCGGCGTCTATGCGCTTCACATTGTTTAAAAAGGTCTCTTCCGTGACGCCCTTCGGGAGTACTACCTTATGCCCGTTGACCTCTGCCTGTTCGCCTACAATCTGCTTGAAGGCTTTGACGGCAAGGCCGTCGGAACCGAACCCTCCGGCCCGGCTCCTATCGAAAGTCCCGTCCTGCACACCTGCCGCCTGTGCCTGGGACGCGTAGACCGCTCTGAACGCCTCATAGACCTCGTTTGCGTTGTTCGGCAGACCCTTGAGAGAGTCACCCACCTCATCGTAAAAGAAGGCGCTCATATCGTTTTCAGGAGGCATCTTGATTGCCTTTGTCCTGATAAGCTCCTGTCCGTTGGCTATGGTCCTGGCTGTCGAGGTATCCCCTGCCGCCGCGTACCTCATCACGGTCGAGAGCTCCGGGCTCTCCTTCGCCATCTGCATGGCTATTCCAGTGGCGTTCTTCTGACCTATCTGCCTGGAGAGCTTGTCCATAAAGTCAACCCCGGCCCCGGCGTCCTTCTTGAGCCATGAGGAAAGCCCCTTGACCTCATCAGAGGTAAGGAGCGGAGTAAAGGTCATGCCATGAGCGGCCTTCACCTTGTCGCCTACCGCAAGCCTCTGAGTTATGCCCTGCGTAAGTCTCTGAGGGTCATCAAGAGGAAGAGGAGGCACCTGCACTCCGAGCCGGGCCGCTCCAAAGGTCAACGGGTCGTCGGCGAGCTTGTCGAGGATATGCGCCGCGCTCTCGCCCTGGGTTTTCAGGGCTATATAGCGGCTTTCGTACTCCGTACCCTTCACGAGCCTCGCTATCCGGTCTTCCTCTTTCGGAGACACCGGCAGTCCGGCCAGCTTCCATTCCTTGTAGGTCTCTAGGGCGTTATTCGCCCTATCCCTGAAAGCCGCTTCAGCCGCCCTCTGTTCGGCCTTCCTGTCCCTCTCGGCCTGCTTTATGGCGTTTTTGGTATCTGCTATGTAGCGCACCCTGTCGTCAGGCTGAAGCCCGGTGTACTCCGTGTCCTTCTGAAGGTCGGTAAGAAGGGCGTTAAGGTCGCCGGAGGTCATGCGGGTCAGAACATCGTTGGAATCCAGCTTCGAGGCGAAGGCCATCTTCTGCGCGGTCTTCTTCGTCTCGTCAAGCGGCAGGGTATCTATCAGGGCCCCGGCCCTTTCTTTCATTGCGCCCCTCTGTGCCGGGTCAGTGGCTGCCATCTGCTCGAGCATGGAAAGTGAGGTCATGCCATCGGCAAGGGTCTTATCCTCTGCCTGCTTTGTGAGCGTGTCGGAAAAGCCGGATTTGATGCTTATCCCGCTCTTCACCATGTCGGGCTCAAACTCGAGCTGAAGCTCTTTGGGAATGGCAGACCTGAAACGCTCTTCTATGCCCTTGAGATGTTCGTTGAATGCACTTTTTTTGCCCTCGATGTCGAGGTCTTGCCTGTCCGCTATAGCCTTTGCACCCTGTGAAAGCTCGCTCTGAAGGCTCAGGAGGTCTACCTGGGCGCGGCTCTTTGTCTCAAGGGCCTGCGCCTTTGCCAGCTTTTCTTCCTCAATGAGCCTGAGCTTGTCCTCGTGGGCCTTTTGCTCGATAGCCATATCAGCGAGCTGGCCGCCGATACGGAGACCGCCCTGGGCGACAGCTTCACCAACAGCCTCTTTGCCCGTAGAAAGAGGTATCCTCGGAGTATCCGCTACCTTCTGGCCGAACCCGGCCTCGTATGCTGATGGGATTCTGATGGTCATCCGTAATAGCTGAACAGGGAATTATTCCTGTTCTTGCTCTCCACGCTGAAGTTATTGTTCCGGGCCTTCTCCTCAGTCAAAAGGGTCTGCCCCTTCTTGTAATCGCCGTAAGCGCCCAGGACCGTACTCCCGAGATTCAAAACGGAACTCACTGAGCTTGCGTCAGCCCTGTTTTTAAACAGCTTCGCCTCGCTCAGTACGCCCTGATTCCTCGCGTCCTTCGTCTCCATGACGGAACGGATGTCCCGTGCGGAAAGGACGTCCGTTTCCTTCTGCACATCAAGGGCCGTACCGACGTTGGTCACGAGCCCGGCCTTTGCCGCGCTCGCCCGCTGAGCCTTCTTGAGCTTGTCGGCGTTGAACCGTATGCGGTCGACTTCGGCTTCGGCGGCCTTCGTGTTCGCGGCCATCTGGTCATTGGCTGCCCTCTCGGCCTCGTCTTTGGCCTTCTCATTAGAATAAACGCTATAGGCTGTACCAGCACCAGCGACAATAAGAGATGCAAGTGCAAGGGTTCCCAGTCCCATCTTAAACCTCCATGACGGCGAGCTTTGCGGCCCTGCCGTCTATGACTACATCTGCCACCTTCTCGAAACCGATGAGCCTTATGAACTTGAGCCAGCACGAACAGTCCTCTGCCTCTTTCGAGCCAGCGATATGGGTTATCCCCATGCCCCGGAGCCCACCCTTTATCCTCTCGAAGTCGCTCCTCATCTCTTTCAGCACGTCCTTGCCGAACCTGTCGACGTACAGGTGCGCGTAAGCGGCCTTGTCCTCTATCTGAATATGGCAAAGGCTGTATGTCTTGCCCTCCATGTAGAGCTCCATGTAAAGGTTCTGGAACGTGTGCTCAGCTACCGGGAAAGACCCTTCCTCTCTCGTGATGAACCTAACCATTCACCGTAACCTCTTTCACAATTGCCAGCACCGTAAGCGGCAGTGGCTGAGTCTGCTCTATCGTGACCACGCCCTTCCCTTCCCATCCGAGTAGCGGGGCCTCTTTATCCCCTGAGAACGGCGCGACGGCTTCATCCAGAACGCCCGAGCCGAACTTCCTGAACGGTATAATCTTCCCATTTATGGTGCAGCCCACGGACTCGTGCAGTCTTACTATGGCCTTGTTGACGCTTATGGCCTGCCCCTGAGCCGTGCCTACGGCCGTCGGTATCTCCGGCGGCAGGTCGGTCATGCTCGAGGTGTAATGCAGGCCTATCTCTACCGCGTTGGCGTTCCTGGGCAGGGTTATCTGACCTGAAGCCACTACCTGCGAAGGCATGACAACGCCGTCCGCGAGTATGTCCACGGTCTTGCCTTCAAGGTGGTCGAGCCCGTCCCAGGTCGTCTTCCCGGGGCCATCCGTGCCGATGACAGCCGAATCGGTGTTCAGGGCAGGGTCGAAGACTTCGATGAAGGTATGGGCAACCCCGCTCAAGTCCCGCTCGACCGCAACCCAAACCTGGTCAGTGTCGTTGTGCGGAATTACTGCCACGCTTTTGAACAGGCCGTCCGTCGTGTGCTGTGTCCAGCCTACGACCTCCTGGTCCCTGTCATACGTCACTGAAAGGAGCCTGCCGTCGGCCGTCACTATCCAGATAATGCTTACGGGCTCCTTCTGGTGGGCCATCTCGACAATGCCGAGCTCTGCAAGGTGTGCGCTCCAAAGGCTCATGTCCGGCGCCGCATAAGAGTCCGAGTCATACCTGTAGGCCGACGCGCGGAGCTTCTTGCCATGCCTCGTGGCGAAAAGGAACTCGTTGCCTACGAAAAGCGGCCTTACCTTCTCCCTTGCCCCGAAGCCAGTCATCTCCTTTATCTGAAAGTTCGTCGGTGTCAGGGGCTTTTCTACGCCGCCCTGAAGGCAAAACTCCCTGTCATAGGTCAGGATGTATATCTGCTTCGTAGCCGCCAGGTGATAGATATTGGAAGTGGCCGCAGAAATCACGAATTCGAACGGGTCGCTGTCCCCGGTATCGGAGGCAAGGTTCGTGATATTGCCCGTCTCACTCCCCCATATGGTCTGAGGATGCGCTTTCGTGGCCGCCAGAATCATGCGCTGCTCGAAGAAGGTAATGGCCGAAGGGTAGCCGGTGTTCGCCGCCGCGCTCCAGAGGAGCCTTTCGGCCCTGATAGCCCCTGTTGCCGGGGTCGCCGGTGCGCCCGAGACGGTATAAGTAAAGGTGCTTTCATCCGTTACGGTTATGACGGCCTCGATATTGTATTCGGCCTGGTCTGCCCCGCTTACCTTGATAGCCTGCCCGGTCTTGAGCCCATGCGGATCGTCCATGCTTACCGTCGCGGTCGAGCCAGAGCGGGTAATGGCAAGACTCGCCGTCGCGGTAACTGTGCCGGTTGCAGGGGTCGCAAGGGCTGAGACAAGCGGGTACTGAAACGTCTTGTCGCTCGTAACAGTAACTCGGTGGAAGCCGTTGAAGCCCGAAGGCGTGGCCCCGGCAATCTGCAAAATCTGCCCGGTCCTGAACCCGTGCGGCATGGCCGTCCTTGCCACAGCGGTATGTGTTGCGGTGTAAGATGTGCCTGTCCCGTCATTCCAGACCTGGTTTGTCGTGGTCACGCACTCGAGCTTTGAAAGCGTGGCCGTCTTCGCCAGGGGCCTTGAATGGGTAAAAGTCAGGGCCGAGATGTTCCACGTGGAATCATCCGTCCTTGTGAGCTTCTGAGGCGGGAAATCAGGGTGCACAAGGTAAAGAGCGTTGTCGAACTGCTCATACCTTATTTTCCAAAGGTCGCCATCCGTAAAGGGGCTCACAATCGTTGCAACCAGCTTCGATACATTCGTGTAAAGGTCAATAGTGTTGTCGTCCTTGAACTCGATTATGTAGCCCTGAAGGACGGCAGGCGTGGCTTCCTTTTTGAAAATGGTAAAGGGAATGAGGCGCGAAACCGCTCCCGCGCCCTCGTCGTGGATAAACCTGAGCCCGGCGCGTCTCGTGCCGCCACCCCCGATAAACAGAATTATGTTCCGGCACGTGGCAAGGGAATTATGATAGCGCGGCAGGTCGACCTGGCCCCTACGCTTCGGGTCCATCTCTCCGCCGGAAAAGTTCGACTGTATAATATGTGCCTTGCCCATCTATCCTCTTACGTCTATCAAGGGGAAATTCCCCATAGTGTCGGGAGAATCTTCAGAGCCGTCTACGGCCCTTGCCAGCTTCAACTTTTCGCTGTAGAGCTTCCAGGCCGCTTCCTGCTGCGTGGTGCTCTTGGTTATGGGATAGGCCAGCTCAGCCTGCATTGCGGCCGTCAAAGCGTCAACCAGAAGGGTGTCATAGCTTTGCGGGTCTTCGTTCCTGTAGATGTACCTGATATAAAGCGGGTTTTCGTCCCCGAGAATGTCCCGGCCCTCGACCTTGTAATCGTAGGCGGTATCGGCCTCGAGAAGCCTCAGACAGTCGGCAGGAAGCGCGAAAGCAAAGGCAAAGCCGTATACCGGAGCTTCCACCTTCGGCGCAAGATTCGCCCTTTTCACGGCGCAGTTCCACGGATGCGCCCGAAGAACCGCATCCCTCACCTGGGGCCAGAGGTTCGAGCACAGAAGGGCGGCGGTCGTATCCTCATCAAACGAGGCAATCGGGCCGTTGCCGAGCTTCAATAGCGCATTTGAGCAGATGGAAACAGGTGAAGCCATAGACCCTCCGGAGAATCAAAAAAGGGGAAGGCCCCATTCGGGCCTTCCCCTCTGCGCTTTAGTCCTCGATGTAAACGAAGTACCCGTTGAGGGTCGCGCCAGCCGGTATGGTGCCGCCGGTGACTTTGCCCTGGAGAGTGACCTCGCTTCTGGCGTTGAACACGAAAGCGTCGTTCGCAGTCAGGGCGTTGGTGCCAGCGCCCAGCGCCAGCGTAGCCGCTGCGGAAACATCTCCGCCGTCGAGCAGAACGTCAGCTGCAGCGGCAACGACTGTCCCGTCTATGTTGGTGTACCCGGTATGGCCTATATCGAGCACACGGGCCGCGCCGAGCGCAGAACAGGTCACGCGGGACAGGTTCTTCAGAAGGGTTATGTTCTTGCCGGGCGGAAGCTTCACGAGGTCAGCCGTCGAGTTTGCGTCGCCTGCCGCAGCGCCCTGGGTGAACTCGAACCTTGCTATCCTCAGTCTGCCGTGGAGCTCAGCCGCGCCGAGCTTTACAGGCGGGGTCGCCTCCATGTTCGTTATCTGAGCGGACTTCTCAGTAGTTACTGCCATCTTTCTACCTCCGGGTTAAGTCCGGGGCCTCGTACTGGCCCCGGCTATTTAGTTACGTGTTACGGTCAGGCTTAGGCGGCTTCCTTGCAGGCTATCTCGACCACACGGGCCTCTTCAGTCCTTACCGCGCCGAGGCTCATCCTGGCGTAGACCTGCACGCTCATGTTCTTGCTGGGCAGCTTGTCTATGCTGGAAACTATGTCCTTGCCGATTCCGAGCCTTACGCCGGTCTTGGCCCAGGCGAGACAGAAGCGAGCCGTGCCGGTCTTCGGAAGTCTCTCTGTTCTGATGAACTTGAAGCCGAGATAGGTGTCTATCTTGCCTTCCACGAGGGCCTTGACCGTGTTGTAGTCCGCGCTCTTGACCTCGGCCACATTGAGGAGCCCGGCTATCTGCTCGGCAGAACAGGCCACGAAGCGCGGCTCGTCCTCCTCCACCTCAGCCTCGTCAAGGAGCTGTTTTGCCGAAAGGAGCTTGGCTATGGTAAGGCCGTCAGCGCCCTCGGCTATCTTCTGTGCGGCAGGAAGGGCAACGGAACCAGTACCAGCCGCGAGAGTCCTCGCACTGCCCCTCATGGCGGCTATGATTACGTCGTCCTTCTTCCTGTTGAGGGCCATGACGCCTGCCTGGAGATACGGGCTGGTCGGGTCGGCCAGCATACGTATCTTGTCCATCTCGTCCACGAGGTCGGCCCATCCCTTGTCGGCAAGGTCAAGCCACCTCTTCGTGTGGGGCGTATCGACGTACTTGGTGTCGGCGTGGCGAGTGTTGATGTCATAGGCTTCGGACGAGCCTATCCTCTCGACGGACTTGGACGCGCCAACGATATCGCGGTCTACGTCCACGCACGCTTCAAAGCGGCTCTCCTTCTGCTGGGAGAGGATCATGAAGTTGTTGCTGTACTGCTTTACAAAAGACTCGGTGATTTCAACGGACATGGCGGAACCTCCATAAAAATTAGTGTGTTGAAACTGCTCACCAATTCCCGGAGGTTGTCCGCCAAAACGGGCCTGCCTGAATTGTAGGGTGCTGCGGGTATTACAAAGGGGCCTTGCGGTTGTCCCTTATGACGCTCTCTTTTCGAACTTCGCTTTGTGATATGCCTCGACCTTTGCCTTGACGTTCAGGTGCTCGGGGTCTTTCGCGTTCCAGTACGCCGGAGACCTCATCAAGGCCTGTATCTCGTCATCAGAACCAGCCGGAAGAGGACTGCCTATGGGCGGTGTGTCCTCCTTCAGGTTGGCGCCTATCTTCGCCAGCATACGGAGAAAGGCCGGGTTATTGCCCTGCTTTTGCAGTTCAGCCCGGTCTGCTTCGTCCGCAATGGCGGCGAAGGCCTTACGCGCAAGGGTCATGTTCTCATCGAACTTGTCGCCCCAGGCGGTCTTGAGGTCAGTTATGGCCTGCTCTTTCGTGACGGTCGCGGTCTTGGCCTGTTCGCCGAGTATCCCGGCGTACTTGTCCATGACGAACTGAACCTGCTTATTCGTCATCCCCTGAGCATGACAAGAGGCGAGGAAGCTCTTCTCAGCCTCCTTGTCCACGGTCACGCCTTCGGGGAGCTTGTAGTCCAGCTTGTACTCGTCAGGCGTCTTCGGGGGCGCGTCACCAGTGCCGAGCCTCTTCTCGAGCTCGGTGTAGCTCTTGAGCAAAGCATCCTGATTGAGCGTGCCGTCAGCAGCCTTGAACTTCTCGGGAACCTCGAGCTTTACGGGTTCTGCGCTGCCTGGGGCCGGGCTTGCCGGGTCCGGGGTCAGGAGATTTTCCGCTGGAGGCGGTGTCGCTGCCGGGGGCTCCGTTGCCGAAGTTGTCGCCGGGGGTGTTATCGGGTCTGGCATCTACTTCCTCCTCTTTTATCTCAGTTACTACCCAGCCGTTAGGCGTCAATACCTTGTGGATTTTCATCTTCCTCCTGTGCAAGGCCGCATTTACGTATCAGGAAGGCAACCACGCTCTTTTGACCTTCCTTGAAGGCCGTCTCATGCGTGTCGCCTTTGGTATAGCTCGGGCGGTCGTAGAAGAGGGCTGAAAGCTCGGCAAGAATAGCCTCGCCGTCTTTGTCCCTCTGGAATATGCGATTGTAGATGGAAGGGTCGACAGGCATTAGACGGTCGGCTCCCCTATGGCTGCAACACCATCGTCCTCCATCATCTTCGCGTACTCTTCGGCCGTGCGGTGATCCTCAGTCGGCGCGTTGGCCTGCCCCTTCATTTCCTCGAGCTGTTTCTCGAGTTCTTCCGTCTTGGCGGCCTGTCCTACCTGATAAGGCATCCACTGCCACTGTCCCACGCCTTCGCCCTGCGTCACAGAAGTGCGCCAATTATCCTGCCCAGGCTGAAACACCTGAAGGTTCACACAGGTATCGCTGTGAACCTCGGTGATGATTGCAGGCCTTACAACATCCTCGGCGGCCTTGAAGTGGACTATCCTGCCAATTGTCGGAACCATTACATACCTCCCCTTAAGAGTGTTTTCATTAAGCAGCCCCCATCATCTTAGGGACTACGGCCTTTTTCATGTCGTGCTCCATTGCGGTCTTTTCTGCCTCTGCCATTGCCGCCTTCCTGTCATCGCGTATCTTCTTAACTTCTTTTTCATCACGGAGGAGGTCAGCCGGTACTCCAAGAAGGTCTGCCCGTCTGCGCTCGGCCTTGTCCAGGTCGTAGAGATCCAGAACTTCCGGCGTACCCGCCTGAGCCTTCGCATATAACCCACTCTCGAACCTCTCCATTGCCCCGACCTCTTCGAGCTTCTGAGCGTTCGCCAGGGGCGAGGTAAAGCGCACATGGGCTATCTTTTCCTTGACGCTCGCCGGGGGCTCGGTTATCGCCCCGGCCCTAAGAGCTATCCCGAAGCACCGGGCCACAAGGGGCTTTAGAAACTCGCTCTGGAACCTGCCGAACATCGGCCCAAGAAGCTGGCGTATGAGCTGCGTCCTGATATGGACCTCAGTCGCGGTCATGGCCGGGCCATCCTGCGGCTGGAGCTGGTCGGTCATCAAAGTCTTGCGAATGGCTCCCTGAAGGCTTTCCTTCTCGATAAACGCCACATCAAACTTCGTACCGGAGTTGAGCGGAAAGAATGAATCCTTGTTCGCAACAGGGATAACCTTTCTCGGGCCAACCTTGACGGCCTTCGGGTTCAGCACGCCATCGTCGACCGCGCCCCACATACCGGAAATCGCAAGGTCTGCGTTCGACAGGACCAGCTTTACGAACTCATTCAACGTCTTGGTGTCTGCCAGGGCGTCATCGGTCGGGCCTACGGCGTAGACCGAATCAGGGATTACCAGCCACCGGGCAACGGCTACCGGCATCTCGTCATAGCCGGACTCACGCAGGACCTTCTTGCTCTTGACCTCGATATGGTCAGAGGCTATCGGGAGCTCAAGGTCTTTCTTGTTCTTGCGCGGATAGATTGCCTGGACGAAATCGAACCAGGTATCAGGCTTCTTCTCAGCCGCCTTCCGTATCTGCTCGCTTACTTTGTCCTCGCCGTACTCGGAGACGGCCTGTTCAGCGGTCAGAGAGAACACCCTGTAAACGGTGTCGACCCTGCCCTTGCCCGTCGAATCAGCGCAATAGAGCGAATGAAGCGGCCACTGCTTGAAATTGTACGGCTCCCCGGTTGCCTTGTCGCCTTCGGTGATGTAAAGCGCGACCATGCCGGAGGCCACGAGGTCAATCAGACCTTCATACCCGGCTATGTCATAGTTGGAGGCATGGATGTTACGCCAAACGACCTTTGCGGCCCCGTCCAGCCATTCTTTGCCGTCGTGATCTTCGAGATTGTTTATCTCCAGCCCGAGCCATTTAACGTGGGCCGGGGTCATACCGCTCATGAGGTTGGCAGCGAGGAGCTTTGCGGAATCACGGCAGGTAGAATCA